AAATCTACGCGCGCCAAACTGACAACAAAGAAGATTATTAAAGTGTTACCTGCGGATGGCATAGGGTGTGTATTAGAGCTTGAGGGTGTGTCTCACCGATTCAAGACTATGGTACAACCTGAAAGTTATCACCAATACGCAGGAGTTTTATATATGGATAACAGCTATTTATTCTATGGGTACTATGAGTATCCACAAAAAGATACGTGGAGACTAGTATAGTGGCAAAAGCAATTATATCGAATAGAATATACTTAGACAATCCAGGTGTAGAGCATACCAAACACGTAATTAAATCTCTTACCTACAAAATACATAAAGACACTGGATCAAAGAAATTTGCTAGTGTCGAAACAATTAAAAACTATAAGTCGTTAATCAAGGGTATTCTTTCTATTCCGCAGGGTCGAACAGATTTAATCCCACAAAACTATGAAATAGTAGATAAACGAATTTTAGTTCCTGTCCCATTTCCTGACCCTAAGTTTGGGCTATATGATGACCAACAAACAATCTATGATGAAGTCAATGATACAGCTTTTATCAACGCCTTGCCTGGTTGGGGTAAAACCTTTACTGCGCTACACTTGGCAAGAAAGTTTGGTCAAAAGACACTGGTCATTACACACACTGCTGCACTCAGAGACCAGTGGTGTGAAGAGATACGAACGCTATTCGGGACGGACTGCGGAGTTATTGGTGGTGGACGAGTTGACCACGACGACTACTTTATCACAGTTGCGAACATACAGACACTGGTTAAGCACACTGCAGAACTGGCTAAAGAGTTTGGGACTGTTATCTTGGACGAAGCTCACCACTGTCCTGCCACTACATTTGCTGGAACAATTGATGCGTTCCACGCCAGATATCGAATTGCATTGTCAGGTACAATGATACGAAAAGACGGGAAACATATACTGTTTAAAGATTATTTTGGTACTACAGTATTAAAGCCTCCCGTTTCTAATACAATACCTCCTACCATTCACATGGTAAAAAGTGGCATCACACTTAAACCTGGTGCTACTTGGGTAGATAAAATAACGGACTTAACACAAAATGACAATTATAGAAAGTTTATTAGTAGTATTGCTAATATGCATATTGCTGAAGGTCATTCTGTTCTCATTATAGCGGATCGAGTAGAATTCTTAGAGAAGGTAAAAGAGTATGTTGGTGAAACGTGTTTGTTGGTTACTGGGAACACCAGTTTTGAAGACCGACAACGAGCAAAAGAGCAAATCCTTGCCAAAGAAAAAATGTGCATTGCTGGTAGCAGACAAATCTTTTCAGAAGGTATTTCCATCAACATCCTAAGCTGTGTAATATTAGCAGTTCCAATGTCAAACGATAGTTTACTAGAACAAATTGCTGGTAGGATTATGCGAATGCATGAAGGTAAACTAGACCCAATTATAGTAGACATTCAATTTGCTGGATATGCCGATAAAAAGCAAAACACAGATAGGTTAGGGCTTTATCTACGCAAAGGCTGGAAAGTATTAGCGTAGATAAAATTTCACTTGTCAAACGATATCCAAAGTGGTATAATAGTTATTAAGTTTCAGTATATGACCCTTTTCTTCAACCTTGGATTGCTTGAGTCCACAACACAGTGCGACTCTACAAAATTAGTTGAAACTTTAAGATTGCATTTTATTAGAAAATCTATTCCTAAAAACCAATACAGTAAAATCAAGCCGATTTTTAGCTTAAAAGGTAATAGTTTTCTAATAAACCCTGCACTTTTATTTACTGATACTACAACGGATATTGTCTATAAAGCACAATACATAAGGTTAGCGGGGCGTAGAAACTACGCCATATATAAACATTACGGTTATACATATCTAGACCTATCTTTTTATTCAGATATTGACCTAAACGCAATAAAATCAAATCCGCTACTAAAAATAACAGAAAACAAAATTCACTTCAAATACGAGGAAAAATAAAAAATGGCACTTAGTTTTAAAAATACCAAAGGTAAAGCACAATCAAACAAAGTCGAATCTTACGAATACAAAGATGGCGAAAATACAGTCCGCTTAATTGGCGGAGTTCTTCCACGATACATTTATTGGCTGAAAGGCACTAATAACAAAGATATTCCAGTTGAATGTTTGGCGTTTAGTCGTGAAAAGGAGAAGTTCGATAACATTGAGAAAGATCATGTTACTGAGTATTTCCCAGAAGCAAAATGCTCTTGGAGCTATTCTGTAAATTGTATTGACCCTAAGTCGCAAAAAGTTGTTGCTCTTAACTTGAAAAAGAAGTTGTTTGAGCAAATCGTTACAGCGGCTGAAGATTTAGGAGACCCTACTGACTATGATACTGGTTGGGATGTTGTATTCAAGCGTGTAAAGACAGGCCCTCTGCCTTTTAATGTTGAGTATACATTGCAAGTTTTGCGTTGCAAAGCCCGCCCACTGACCGCTGAAGAGCGTGCTATGGCAGATGCTGCTAAGAATATTGATGAGAAATTTCCTCGTCCTACAGAAGCAGATGTAAAAGCCTTGTTGGAGAAAATTACTACCAACAGTGAAGAAGACGGCGAAGCCGAATCTTCTGAGCAAGAAGCTGTCAAAGAATTAGGTTAAAAAACTAAAGCCCGCTAAACTATTTGCTTAGCGGGCTTTTCTGTCTCAAGGGCACTATGAAAGTATTATTTACAGCTGACGTTCACATTAAGTTGGGTCAGAAAAACGTACCTATTGAATGGGCTAAGAATAGGTTTAATATGCTGTGGCAGCAGCTAGAAGAATTGCAATCAGAATGTGATATGTTTATTATTGGCGGCGATGTTTTTGACAAACTTCCTAATATGGAAGAACTGGAAACATATTTTGATTTGGTTAATCACTGCAAGATTCCCACAATTATTTACGCTGGTAATCACGAAGCAGTTAAAAAAGACACAACGTTTTTAACTAATTTAAAACAAGTTACAAACCGACTAAATCCCAAAGTAGAAATTATTGATGAATTCTGGTGTATTAAATCAGCAGATATTGATATTATTCCTTATAATCGGCTAAAAGAGTTTGAGAAAAGTCCACGAGAGTTTCACGGAAGAATTTTGTGTACTCATGTGCGCGGAGAAATTCCTCCACACGTTAAACCAGAAGTTGACTTAGAACTATTTGCTCGCTGGGATGTTGTTTTAGCAGGCGACTTGCACTCATATGAAAACTGTCAAAAGAATATACTCTATCCTGGCAGTCCCGTTACTACTAGTTTCCATCGTCATAACGTGGATACTGGTGTTATTATACTGGATACCAACGATCTAACACACGAGTGGCGTAAACTAAAGCTACCTCAGCTTATTCGTAAAACAGTAGCCGTACACGACCATAAACCTCAAACTGACTACGATCACACAATTTACCAAGTTGAGGGCGATATGCAAGAACTTGGCGAACTCGAAGATTCAGAGTTAATTGATCGCAAAGTGATTAAGCGGGATACAGATTCCGCTCTGATCTTAGACAAAGAAATGTCTATGTCAGAAGAAATCCGTGAGTATCTTGCATATATTCTAGAATTGCCAGAAGATACTATTGAGAATGTATTAAAGGAATTTCAAAATTATGCAGACAAAATCGAATCAGAATAAAGCCGAAGTTTGGTCACAAACTAACTGTCCTGCTTGTCAAGAAGCCAAACGTTTACTTACCTCGTATGCTATTGAATACGATGAATTTATGATTGGTGCTGGCACATACAGTAAAAAAGATTTAATTGAAAAAGTGCCCAACGCTCGCTCAGTTCCACAGATTTTCCTTGGCGGTGAATATGTGGGCGGCTTACCAGAACTAAAGAAAAGACTAGCAGTAAATGATAACTATAAAACAACTACGATGGGCTAATGCTTTTAGCTACGGAAAAGATAATAAAATTGATTTTGTTGCAGCTCCACTAACACAGTTAGTAGGTCGTAATGGTCATGGTAAAAGCTCTATTGCTCTTATCTTAGAAGAAGTATTGTTTAATAAGAACAGCAAAGGTATTAAGAAAGCAGACATTCTTAATAGATATGTTAAAGAAAAGTCTTATACTATTGAACTAGACTTTAATCGTGATGGTACTAATTATACAATTAAATCTAGTCGTGGAACTGCTCAAACAGTAAAGCTGTTTAAAGAAGGCGTAGACATTAGCGCACATACTGCAACAGCTACTTATAAAATGATTGAAGATATTTTAGGCTTTGATCACAAAAGTTTTGCACAGATTGTTTATCAGTCTAATGCTTCAAGTTTAGAGTTTTTAACTGCTCCTGATACTGCACGTAAAAAGTTCCTTATCGAAATTCTTAATTTAGGTAAGTATACTCGTGCTGCAGAAGTTTTTAAAGAAGTATCTACTCAACTAACAAAAGATATTGCTAGTGTGCAGTCTCAAGTTAATACTGTTACTAGCTGGTTAAACAAGTACGAAAAGACTGATTTAACCTTAAAAGAAACCATAGCAGCACCCGAACTAGATACTGGGTTAATAACTGAAGCTGCAGCATTAGAATCTAGTATAAACAGTATTGAGTCTACTAATAAAAAGATTTCTCAAAACAATACTTACAAGCAGTTACAGTTAAAAATTAAATTGCTACCAATTCCTGAAAAACCTGAAGAAGGCATTGAGGGATATCAAGCAGAAGTAGCAAAACTATCTAAAACAGTAAGTGATGCTCAGTCTTTTGTTAAAAAGATGAAAGCACTGCACGGAACTTGCCCTACCTGTTTAAGTGAAATCAATGAAGCCAAAGTCACAGAGTTAGTATCTGAAAAAGAATCAGAAGCTGAGACAGCAGAATTATTGTCAGCAGAATATAGCGGCAGAATATTTAGTTTAAAGAATCAAAAAGCTGCTTGGTTAGAAGCTCAGAAATCACAAGAAGATTGGGAAAAGTATCATTCCCTAATTGATACAGAATTACCAGAAACATTACTGGACAAACAAACACTACAGCAACAGTTTACAGAGTTGCAAAATTCAATTGCTTCTGTTAAACGTAAAATTGTTGAAGCAGAACAGCACAACAAAGAAGTAACCGCACATAACACTAAAGTAGATCTAGTATCTAAACAATTGGTTGATATGAACCAAGAACTAGAAACTTATAGCAGCAAATTGCACGAATTAAGTGAAAGAATGAGTATTTTAAATGTTTTAACAAAGACATTTAGTACAACAGGTTTAGTAGCATATAAAATTGAGAGTTTAGTAAAAGACTTAGAAGATATTACAAATAAATATTTGGTTGATCTAAGTGATGGAAGATTTCAAATTGGTTTCAAGATCAGCGCTAGTGACAAATTAAATGTTGTTATTACTGATAATGGAAAAGATATTGAAATACTAGCTCTTAGTGGTGGTGAGAAAGCAAGGGTTAACGTAGCTACTTTGTTAGCTATTAGAAAACTAATGCAAACATTGTCCAGTTCTAGAATCAATCTACTAATACTGGATGAAACTGTAGAAACACTCGATACTGATGGTAAAGAAAAGTTAGTTGAAGTGTTACTACAAGAAGAACATTTAAATACTTTCTTAGTAAGTCATGGCTTTAGCCATCCCCTACTAGAAAAAATTAATGTTATTAAACGTAACAACATATCCCAAATAGAGGTATAATATGATTTTAGAAGAAATTGACGGAAACGTAAAAGTTGTCCTTAATGGAAAAGCATTAGCAGTAGGCGACAGTATTGAAGATAGCCAGCACCCACTGGTAGCAGTGATTGGTAAAGGCAAAGCAACTTTCCGAGTTGACTCTAGCTGTACAATTGATGTTAACGGCGTAGAAGCAGTTGTTGAAGAAGCTGCTGCACCTGCCCCTAAAGCAATCCCTAAGGCAGCTCCAGTAGCTGAACGGGTTACCCCAGCAGTGGAAACTCCAAGTGAGCCTCCCAAAGAAGCGTAATGGTCGTAGACGCTAGAGCCAAAGGTGCTAGAACAGAAACCACAGTTCGTGATCTGTTAAAAAAGCACACAGGTTTAGCTTGGGAAAGAGTGCCTGGATCAGGTGCTCTTGACCCTAAACATCAGCTTAAGGGCGATTTATACGTTCCTGGGCGAACCAACCTTTGGTGTGTAGAAGTTAAAGGCTATGCGGAAGATCACCTTACTTCACACTTACTAACATCCAAGACTCCGCAACTAGTAGAATTCTGGCAACAGACTACTCGTCAAGGCACTCAAGTAGGCAAAAAACCTCTGTTAATTTTTAAATTTGATCGCAGCAAAGTATTTGTTGCTTTTGACGAAATGCCTAACTCACAGAACTATCGTTGCCTTTACTACAACCACGAAGATCATGAATTCTATGCAGCATTGCTCGAAGACTGGTTAAAGTGGGAGCAGCCAGTATTTGTAACTTGACAAAACAGCTAAGCAGTGGTATAATAACAGATTAACACACAAATAATATGTCAAAAACATTCTCAAAAATTACCGAATCAAACAATACTCTGCTAGTTGTTGACTCACTTAATCTTGCATTTCGCTATAAACATAGTGGTGCTACAGATTTTGCTGAAGACTACTTACGCACAGTTCAAAGTCTTAAAAAATCATACAAAGCATCTCATGTAATTATTGCTGGAGATATGGGTTCAAGTTCTTATCGCAAAGCCATTTACCCTGAGTATAAACAAAATCGTAAAGATAAGTTCGAAAACCAAACCGATGCTGAAAAAGCAGCGTTTGAATTGTTCTTCGAAGACTTTACAAAAACACTAGAACATATTGCTGACAACACAGATTTTCCAGTTCTTAGATTCCAAGGAGTCGAGGCTGACGATATTGCAGCATATATTGTATCAAAAAAATCAAAACTTCCAGTTGACGATATCTGGCTGATTAGTTCAGATAAAGACTGGGATTTATTAGTTCAACCTAACGTATCAAGATTCTCTTATGTTACACGCAAAGAAATTACAGTCGATAACTGGAATGACCATTATGACTTTAATCCCGAAGATTACATTAGTATCAAGTGCCTTACTGGTGACAGTGGTGATAATGTTTTTGGCGTCCCTGGCATTGGGCCTAAGAGAGCAGTCGGCTTGGTTAATGAGTATGGCAGTACCTATGACATTATTGCAAGCATCCCTATCTCAGGTAAATACAAATATATTCAAGCCTTAAATGAATGTAAAGATCAACTAGAATTGAACTATAAATTAATGGATTTAGTTACCTTTTGTGAAGAAGCAATCGGTACTGAAAATTGTAAACAAATTGACGAAACCTTAGAGTTATATTTAAAATGAACGGAACAACATTAAACGGTGCTTTTATAACAAGCGGCAGTGTATACAGCTGTGCTTTTACATTAGATTGCCAAGTAAAGCCAGGCGCACAACTGCCACAACGAGCACACCACAGTGATGCTGGGGCAGATTTGTTTTCATATGAAAATTGCGAAATCTACCCAGGCGAGCAAAAACTTGTTGATACGGGTATAGCAGTCAAAATTCCACAAGGCTTTGCAGGCTTTGTATATAATAGAAGCTCTCAAGGAAAAAAGGGAATTACTATCCCTCACAGCGTAGGCGTGATTGATAGTGGTTATCGTGACACAATTAAAGTTTTGTTAAAAAATATCGGTGATGACCCTTATAAAATTAACGCTGGTGATAGAATTGCCCAGCTTGTTATACAGAAGGTTGAACTAGTACAGTTTAAAGATATTTGGAACGACTCTACCCGAGGCACAGGAGGCTTCGGTTCAACAGGAACATAAAGGAAATCATGGCAGTATCAACTAGAGCCCAAGTAATCACAC